GCAAGGGGACGCTCCCAGCGCGATGGGGAGCAGCTGTATCAGGATTACTTTGACCTAGGGCTAGATCTCGTAAAGGCGCAGAACTCCGTAGAGGCAGGAATCTACCAAGTCTGGCAAGGACTCAGCACAGGGAAGCTGAAGGTATTCAGCTCCTGTAGAGACTGGCTAGGAGAATACCGCATCTACCGTAGAGACGAGAAAGGCCATATTGTCAAGGATAAGGATCACTTGATGGACGCCACTCGATACGGTAAAGTTACCGGCACAAATTACGCGATTCAAACCCCCAACGAGTACGACGATGACGCTGACGACTACCAATACACTGGCGGTGCTAACGAAGTCACAGGATATTAAAAATGGTTGACATGTACGTAGAAGATACGATGGATGGTACGGACCGCGATGTCAAAAGCCCTAGTATCGACGATATTTTAGAGGCGCGTGATAACGTCGCCGAAGTCCTGAGCGAGGAGTTTAGGGACTCACTAGCCAAGCAAGTACTTGAGGATTACGAACTCGATCGGGAGACTATGAGCGAGTGGTTGCGAGTTACTGAGAAAGCCATCGAACTTGCCAGCCAGGACATAAAAATAAAGACTGAACCTTGGCAAGGTGCCGCTAACGTCAAGCATGCGATCATCTTAGAGGCGTGCATCCAATTTGCCGCGAGAGCATACCCTGAGATCGTTCGCGACGCGAAAGTTGTTAAGACTCGTGTAGTGGGCGACGATCCAGACGGGTCCAAAGCCGCACGTGCGATTCGGATCGAGAACCACATGAACTACCAACTCATGGATGAAATGAGTGAGTGGGACGGTGATTTGGATCGGATGCTGCATGTACTCTCAATGGTGGGTACAGTATTCAAAAAGACGTACTTCTGCCCCATTGAAAAGAGGAATGTCTCTGAGATGTGCTTGCCTCAGAAAGTTACTATAAACCAAGCAGTTCAGAACTTAGATGCTGCTCGTAGAATTACTCATGAGATCGAACTGTACCCTAGCCAGATCACTGAGCGTAAGAGAGAAAACGTATTTTTGGATGTTGAGTTAGAAGAGGTGGGTGATGAGGATCAGCCGTACAATGACCAACCCCACATCTTCTTCGAGCAGAAGCGATTTCTAGATTTAGATGGTGATGGGTATCCAGAGCCTTACATCGTCACAGTACATGAGATCAGCCAAAAACTGGTTCGGATCACACCTTGCTTTACTGAGTCCTCAATTGAGTATACAGCAGATGAGTTGGAGATTAAGCGCATTACTAGTGACGAGTACTTCGCGGACTTTCACTTTATACCTACGATTGATGGTACGTTTTACTCGTATGGGTTTGGGTACTTACTATCTCACGCTACACAGACTATCAATACACTACTTAACCAACTGATTGACGCCGGATCTATGAGCACCTTGCAAGGTGGTTTTTATGGCAAAGGCGCTCGAATCAAGGGTGGTACACTCCGGTTTCGTCCAGGGGAGTGGAAGAAGGCCGACGCGAGTGGTGTCGATCTCAAAAATAGCATCGTACCACTCCCTGCGAAGGAGCCTAGCGGCGTCCTTCTAAACTTGGTCCAATTCCTCCTAAATTCGTACTACAAGATGGTGTCAATCAGTGACATCATGTCAGGTCAAGTATCGGCATCTAATACGACTGCTGCTGAGGCGTTGAGTGCTGTTGAGCAGGGGATGAAGGTCAACAACAGTATTTACAAAAGAATTTACAGAGGAATGGCCAAGGAGTTCAAACAACTCGCTAGGCTGAACCGAGACTACTTATCCGACGATGTGTACTTCAACATTCTGGACCAAGCCGGTGTGGTTGCTAGGGATGACTACGAGGTCGAAGGAGTCAACGTATTCCCAGTAGCTGATGCGTCGATGTCCACGCAGTTCGAGCAGATGGCCCGCGCCCGCGCTGGGCTAGAAGCAGCTCAGACGATTCCAGAAATGCAGCGTACACCCCTTGGTAGGGTGTATTTAAAAGCACTGAAGTTCACGCAAGAGGAGATTGACGAGATACTACCTCAAGACGATCCAAACGCACCGTCACAGCAACAGCAAGAGTTTCAAGCAGAGTTGGAGCAGCGCGAAGCGGATCTGAACCAGGCAGAGCAAGAGTTGCAAATTAAGAAGTTTAACCTAGAATTACAAGCGATTAAGGACGACTTTACGAACGCTAAAGTCGCCGCAGATACGCAGCTGGCACTTGCGAAAGCCGAACAAGTAGATAGCAGCATCGATTTAGACGCATTCTTGGCTCAGGTTCGAGATCTCGAATCAAAGGCTAAGTTTATTCAGGCAATAACCCCCGATAATGGAGAAGCTAGAAATGAAGATAACGAGAGAGCAACTGCTCGATTGGCAGGAACACCCAGTGACTCAACTACTACAGATGAGAGCGGAGCAACTTAAAGCACATCACAACGACGTCAACAATATACCGCTATGTGCGTCTAGCCAAGAGCGTGGTGACTATGTACTTGCGTTCCAGAATTACACTGGTGCAATAACAGATTTGATGGACTTTGAGCACATGCTTTCGGAGGACGTCACTAATGCCGAATCTTAAATTTAAGGCGCACCAGCACCGCGTACTTGTCGAGATCGAAGAAGTTGAAGATCGATCAGGCAGCATCATCATTGCCAAGAAAACCGTCGATAAAGAGCAGCAAGCTCAGACCTATGCGAGAATCGTTGATATTGGCCCAACTGCTGAAGTAGATCGTGACATTGTCAAAGTCGGGGTGCGTGTAGTAATCGCCCAATGGTGTGGTGTCAGCCCTCCTGGTGATGAGTACAAACGTCTAAGGTTGATATCCGACACTGATGTGTGCTGCGTAGTAGAGGAGGGCGTATAAGATGGCTACTGAAGAAATTCAAAAAACTGGCGAAGAGATGATCGAAGAAGCGTTGGAGGGGGTTGTGGTTGATGACTTCCTAGATGAACTGGATGATCCTATTGAAGACGATGACGTCTCTGACGACGAAGACGATGACTTCGTTGAAGACGATGACTTCGTTGAAGCTGACATTGCCGCCGATGTTAAAGACGAAGCTATAAACCGTGCCAGAAAAGCAGGATGGCGGCCGAAGGAGGAATTCAACGGCCCGCCAGGGCAGTGGAAGGATTACGACGAGTTCAACGAAGTGGGTGATCGAATCGCGTCCCGAATGACTACTCAGATCGACTCACTGAAGTCTGAGAACGCGAAGCAGACCGAGATGATCCAGAAGCTCATCAAGGCCCAAGGTGCTGTAACCCGCCAAGCACATGACCAAGCACTCGCGGACCTAAAAGATCGGCGCACTGACGCGATTCACGCAGGTAACGAATCTGCCGTGGATGACCTTGATACTGAGATCGCCAACGTAAAAGGGACTGTGGCTGACGTTGATGATGATAACGACGAGTCGCCAGCGGACGAGTTCGTACCAGAGCCTGAAACTGAAGAGTGGATGGAGAAGAACAAAAGCTGGTATGACAGTTCAAACCCAAAAAACCACGCTCTCATGCAGTACGCAGCATCTATGGAGCAAGCGGAGGCTGCAGCGGATCCTGACGCATCACTCACTGAGATTTTAGATCGTGTCACAGATCAAGTGAAGGCGCGGTTCCCTAAGCGATTCCCTGACGAAAAACCTGCACGCCGACGCAAGCCTGCGGTAGAAGGTGGTCGACGACATACTCAAGGTGGCGGCGCGGCGGTGAGCTTCGCAGCGTACCCTCAAGAGGTGCGAGATATGGCCAACTACTTTGAAAAGTCTGGGACCATGACTAAAAAAGAATATTTAAAATTACTAAAGGCTGAGGAGGCTAAATGAGTAATACCACTTCAGAAAATAATGATATGTTTGAGTCAGATGGCGAAGGTGTTGCAAACACCGCGAATGTAGGTAATAATGTGGAGGTTGAAGCTGCCCCATCTAAGGCAGCAACCAAGAAAGCGCCATCTAAGCAACCGTCTGGTAGAAAATCAGGAGCAAGCTCAGGTGAGACAGTTAGGAAGGACCGCGTACCAATGCACATACGCCAGCCGATTCAGGCAGCTCCTAGAGAGGGCTATCGCAGACGAGTTGTTAAGAATGACCCAATGCGCATCGAACGGTTAAAAATGGCAGGTTACACGATTGTTGAAGATGGTACAGCTATCGGCGATCATACGGAAGGTCAAGCGTCAGCACCAGGGAGTGCTTCTGCGAAGATCGTCAACCCATCAAGTGGTGGGTGGGGTGTACTAATGGAAATCCCCGAGGAACTGTACAAAGCAGATTTGAAAGCCAAGCACGACAAGATTGATCAAGACGAAGAAGCTCTAATCACATCTGGTGCTGAAGAGGTAGGCGGAAACGTCGGAGAATACTCAGGTGAAATAAACCTGTAGACAGTTAGCGAAGCCAGAGTAGTACGAACAAAACTTTTTTAATCTAACGAGGAAAATATAATGGCTAACGCTGATATTGCTCGTGGCTTCGTTCCTGTAAACGCTTTAGGCGCAAATTACTGCGGAGCCTTAACGAGATACTTTATTCCGGCTGCTGACTCAACTGCGATGGCAGTGGGGGATATGGTCCGGTACGCAGGATCTGCTGACACCGATGGTGTCCCTACGTGTGTACGAGCTGCTGCTGCACAAGCGGTGGTTGGTGTAATCGTAGGCTTTGAGGCTGATCGAACTTACGAAAATGACACTCATCGCACAGCGTCTACCGCCCGGTACGCACTGGTTGCTGATGACCCTGGCCAACTCTTTGTAGGACAACAAGACGGTACTATTACTGCAGCTGATATCGGCTTGAACGCTGATATCGTAGTCGCTGCTGTTGATACGGCCAACGGCTTGTCTGGCATGGAGATTGATACATCCACTAAAAATACTACAGCGACTCTGCAAGTTAAGATCGTCTCTGTAGATTTACGTCCTGATAATGAGATCGGCCTAAATACTGACTGCATCGTCAAGATCAACAATCATCAACATGGTAGCCACACTGGCACCGCAGGAGTATAACCGATGGCTACTACTACTTCCGACATTGCAAAGTTCCTTTGGCCCGGTCTCAAGGCTATTTGGGCTGCGTCGTATAACGACTATCCGAAAGAGTGCCTGGAGATCTTCGACACCGTGTCCTCGGACAAGGCGTATGAAGAGTACACAGGCTACGTAGGGTTAGGTCTCTCTCGTGTTAAATCCGAAGGTTCACCGGTCTTCTATGACAAGTGGAACCAAGGCTTTACACATCGAGTCAACAACGTTGCGTACGCTCTTGGCTACATCATCACCCGTGAAGCCATACGGGATAATCAGTACCAGGCGATCTCTACTGCTCGTGCGAAGGCACTAGGGCGGTCGATGGCTCAGACGCAGGAGACTGTAGGGGCTAACGTACTTAACCGTGCGTTCAACTCCGCGTTCACCTTTGCTGATGGCCTTGAACTCTGTTCTACAGTCCACAAAACAAAAGCAGGTATTACGTTCCAGAACGAACTGACTACTGCTGCTGATGTGAGTGAGGCATCGATCGAGCAAGCGCTTATCGATATCTCTGACCTCGTGGATGAGCGTGGACTGAAGATCGCTGTACGTACTCGTAAGTTAATTATCCCAACGGAACTCCAATGGGAAGTTCGTCGGATTCTTAACTCTACGCTGCAGAACGACACAGCGAACAACGCGATTAACGCACTCCAATCTGCGGACATTTCGTTCTCTGTAAATCACTACCTGACTGACGCCGATGCTTGGTTCATAAAGACCGACGTTCCTGAAGGTATGATCTACCAGAACCGAGACGTTGCTGAGTTTGAAAACGATACCGAGTTCAACAGCAAGAACATGCTGTTCACTGGTTACCAACGTTACAACTTCAGCGCTGCGGATGTTCGTGGGATCTTCGGATCACCAGGAGCGTAATAGTTCTACCTTGGGGGGTACGTGGGCATCAGGGTAAAATCTTGGTGCCCACCTTTTTAGTTTAAGGGGAGTTACAATGACTGACCGAACTACAGCGTTCCCTAACGGGATTAGCTCGTTTTTGGTGGACAATAACGCTACGTTGAAGACTGCGAATTACACGGTTGTGATCAGTACTGATTCAGGGTCCACATTCACCTCGACGCTGGATGCCATAGTTTACACGCTACCATCTATCGCGATCGGCAACACAGTCACGTTCATAAATTTGGCGTTGGACGGTGGTGCTAAGCTATCCATCAGCCCTGCGGCTGCGGATGGTATTACGTACGACGGATCATCTACGGATAACAAAGATCTCATCAATACGAAGGCTACGGCCAAGTATGGAGATTTTGTCACAATTGCTAGTTTGGATGGCACTACTGCATGGCAAGTTGTTGCAGCAAGAGGAATCTGGGCTAAGGAGGCGTAATCATGGCACGTCCAGAGTCGATTACAATAGATCCTGCCAACGAAGATGGGAATGGCTACGGTAATGATGTTACCGGAGCCACATTCACGTTGACAGCAAACGATGCTGGGGACGCCTTAGCGCATATCGTAAGCATCCTCAATAACACATCTAACGATCACTCAGGCAAGACAGTCACGTTGGTAGGTACTGACGCGGATGGTGAGGCACTTACTGAGGTGGTCACAGGGCCTGGGGTGAGTGCAACTGTGGAGTCCACGGAGTACTTCTTGACACTCACCAGTGCAACGCCGTCGGCAACGATCGGTGCTGATACGTTCGACATTGGTTGGGCTGATGAAGTGATAACTCAAACACTTCCGTTGGACTTTTACGTGGCAACTACAGCTACGATCGCAGTCGATGTGTCAGGTACGATCAACTTCACGGTTCAGGAGACGTTCAACAGTGTGCTGACCACAGTGTCACCGGTACAAAACTCTACGTGGAGAAGTATTGGCGCATTGAACAATAAGACTGCCGATACAGTCAATAGCTCGTTCTCGAAAGCCACGGCCGTCCATTTGGTAATCAACAGTCACTCAGATGGCGCTGAGGCCACGATGACTATCCTGCAGGGCACACGAGGAGCTACTTAGCACATGCATAAATTCAGAGCGACACGCCGAGGACGTGACGGCTACTCTCGTAAGAGGGATATGTCCAGCTACTCGGTGCAGTGTGATCGAAGTGGGTTTCGTGCCCAAGCTTCCGACTGTGTACTTCAGTGGAATGGTGTGTACGTCATCGCTAAGTACGCTGAAGAGCGTAACATCCAAGAGTTTATCCAAGTTCCGAAGGATGATATCGCAGTGCCTATCGCTCGACCTCGTGACACTTCGAACGAAATAGATCAGTCACTTCCACCCGACCAAGTTCCCCTCTAACAGGAGGCCGTATGGCGTTCTCAGGCACTACTACTTTCTCGATGACTCGTGATGAGCTGATTCGCGCTGCGCTGCGTAAGTGCCGTGCGATTGACGCTGAGGACGACGCACCAGAACCATATCAGACCAAGAACGCTGCTGAGTCACTCAATAGGATCGTCAAACGGTTGGCGACTCAAGGCACACTACTCTGGGCTGAGACTGAAGTGATTGTGGATCTAGCGAAGGGCAAATCATCCTACACGATCGGTCCTAATGGTGACGTAGTTGGTGATCGACCACTACGGATACACAACACACGCTGGAGGGATATCAACGATAATACGGACATTCCCATCACACTAAAAGGGCGTACGGACTACCTAACGCTTACGAACAAATTCTCGACGGGACGTCCAACGTGGGTCTACTACGATAGGAAGATAAACGATGGAGAGGTTACCGTGTGGCCTGTACCAGAGGATTCTAAGGGTCAGTTACGATTTACTGCAGACGTTTCTATCCAAGACTTTAATGCCTCCGGTGATGATGCACACGTACCTTCATACGCGTACGACTACCTCGTTTATGCGCTGGCAGCTGATCAGGCACCAGAATATGGTCTACCGCCACAGGATACGATGTACCTTGAGCAGAAAGCCGCAGGATTCAAAGATGACCTACTGGACTTCGAAGAGGAGGAGTCAGGTTTCCAACTCGTACCAGATATGACCCATATGAGGTTTGATTAATGAGAGCGCAGCTAGTAGGTCAGTCGTACGATGCGCAGAGCTTCGTGGGTGATAGTGAACGGTCAATCAACTGCCTCGTGGAGCAACTACCTCAAGAGGGCGCGTCACCGAACATGCTCTTGCCGTCGCCTGGAATTAAATTGTTTGGCACTGCTGGTAACGGTAACTTAGGGGAGCGTGGTACATGGAAGATGGCGGAAGTTTTGTACGTTGTCTACGCCAACGCGTTATACAGTGTGAGTAGCCTTGGTGTGGCTACGAGGTTAGGTGAGGTGCCTGGAGTTGAGAGAGTTATCATGTTCGACAATGGCACTCAGCTTGTTATCGTCGCGGACACGCTAACTCACTTCTACAGCAACCTAACAAGTACCTTCGGCACTATCGAACACGCGTCGTTCTTAGAATCGTCATCTGGCACGTATTTGGAAGGCTACTTTCTATTTTCCGCCAAAGACTCAAATAAGATTTTCTTTATTGGACCATTCTCGGACACCACGGGTGAGGTAGATTTTGATAACTTCGACGCAACGGACAGTTTTTTAGCACTCACAACACCCGGCAACGTGGTGCGGATATTCTCAGATCAGAAGGAGCTATGGATCTTTAAATCGGACGCGAGTGAAGTCTGGCAGCCGATAGCGAGTGTGGTACTACCATTTGCCCAGCTGGATGGTGCGACGACCACTCGAGGGATTCTAACCAAGCACTCGATCAACAAGAACGATAACACCATCATTTGGGTGAGTAACGACTTTAAGACGTACATCGCTAATGGGTACATCCCGACACCCGTATCAACTACTGCGATGGCGTTCGAGATACTTAACTACGCTGACTCAAGTGACGCCTACGTGCATACGTGGGATGAGGGAGACCACAAGCTCGTAGGGATATGGTTCATCACTGAGGGGATGACTTGGGTGTTCGACTTCACCACTGGCATGTGGCATGAGCGAGCGTCACAGGATCTCACCAGCGGTAAGGACCACTGGCGTGCTACGAGTGTAATCAGGTGTTACGGCAAGACGTTAGTAGGGGACAGCGAAGGGTCGAACATCGGTGAGCTGGACTTCGCCACGTTCACGGAGTACGGCACTGCGATGCAGCTGATCAGAGTTGGTCAGACGTTCCACGCTGAAGGTGCGCAGTTCTCGTTGGACAGAGTCCAAGTACTGTGTGAGGCAGGAGTTGGTCTGACACTAGGCCAAGGCTCAGATCCTAAGATAATTCTGGCACTGTCAGATGACTACGGTAAGACTTACGGCAACCAGAAACCTAGATCGTTAGGCAAGATTGGCGAGCGTAAGCAGCGGTCGATATGGCGTCAGCAAGGGATGTACCGACGATGCACACCGAAGATCATAATCTCCGATCCGGTGCGTAGGTACATCATGGACATGTATGTAGAAATGACTCCGAGGTCAATCTAATGGCTCAAAAGTTACACGCCACAGCAGCGATCGTAGATAAAGAGGGGCGCCCAACACGGGTGTTCTTCGTAATACTCAACGACCTGATCGAGGCCGTCAACGTGACGATCCCTGCGATGCAGGCAGAGATTGACGCTTTAGAGGCGCTTGTAGAGAGCCATCACCCGTAGTACGATACGGAATATGTTTAATTAGTCACAGGGCTTATTAACTAATGGGATTTTTAAAGAGTTTAGGTAGTGGTCTCACAGGCGCTGTTGGTGGTTTTATAGCAGGTGGCCCTGTTGGTGCCGTTATAGGTGGTGGATTAGGACTACTCGGTGGCAACGAGCAACGCCGTGCTGACGATAAGTCACGTCGTGCTGCACGTCGTGCTGACGCACAATTTCGAGCGAACCTTACCGAAGCCACTGGCTACCAGACAGGAGCCGTTGGGACGAGTACGGACCTCCAACTTCAATCACTCATGGACGCTGGTAGGGTAGACCGAAACGCACTGCGATCTGGTACGAGAGCGCAGCTACGTGCCGCTGATCTCAGCGCTGGCGCTCGTAGAGAAGGGATTTATGGCAACCGTGATGCGATGATGGGTGCATACGGTCGCCAAGAGACTTTAGCAGGCGAAGAGTACGACCGCACATCAGGTGCGTATCGACCACAGTTGGAGATGGGCCGCGACGCGCTCAGCCGACTGAACTTCTTATCAGGTGGTGGCACTGCTGAAGAGCAGGCCTCCGCACGCGCTGGGTTTGAGACATCCCCTGGCTACACGTTCCGCCAGGAAGAGGGCGAGAAGGGTATCCGACGCTTAGCGAACGCTAGAGGCCAGCTAGGCTCTGGTGCGATGTACAAAGACTTACTCAAATACAATCAAGGTCTAGCTACTGATGAGTACGGAAACTTCGTCGGTCAAATCCAGAATGTTGCAGGCTACTTACCAGCAGCAGCGCGAGGGATGGCTACGGCTGGTAGCAACTACGGCGGCCAACTACGTGGCATAGAAGGTGCTCGTGGGGCGCTGTTAGGTCAGACAGCACTCGGAATATCCGGCGTTGATGCGGGACTATATGAGACTCAAGGCCAGCTTAGAGCTGCTAGGACCATGGGACTTGCAGGATCAACATCAGATCAAATTCGAGGTACTGCGAACCTAGAGTCCAACAGAGCGCTGGATATCGCGGATCTCGAAGCGAATCGATTGGCAGGCGAGTCCAACATAATGATGAACGCTTACGAGCGTAAGGCTGCACAAGCTCAGCAGACCGCTGCTAGACGTCAAGGTCAGATCGGACAGCTTCAAGGGATGCTCGGAGCCGGTGGTGGTGGCGGTATCAACCAACTAATGCAGATGTTCGGCGGGTTCTTTGGCGGTGGAGGTGGCGGTGCGCCACAAGCTGCAGGCGGATACGGCAACGCGGGCTACGGCTACGGTGGCTGGTCTCCTACGATGGCCTACGCATAACACATTGAGTAAATTCTAATGCCTATTGACTTACGACAACTACAGATCCAACGGCAGAACATCCCACAAGTTCGTGGGAGGAACTACCAAGTCCAGCAGATGCAGCTCCCAGATGTCATGCAAGCGGGTGTTGGTGGTGCCGCTGCAGGTGCTGCGGATGTAAACCGGCAGGCTCAGAGCATCCAACAAGGCGCACAACTGGCTAGACAATTTCAGGTTCAAGAGAACAATCGCAAGGCGGATACCGCAGCTCGTGAGGAGAAGTTGACTTCTACGATGGCTGGTGTGTACCAACAGCTGAAGACTAAGCCAAAGGACGAGCAGCGCCGCATCCTAGGGACTTGGTTAGACAACCAACGCAAGAACCCTCAATTCGCCGACCTGATCGACGACGAAGACTACCAGCAAATGGACAATCAGTGGGACGCGATGACGGCCCACTTCGACAGCGTCGCAGGTGTTGGCACTCAGAAGAAAGGCCGAGGAGCTGTCAAATACGCACAAGTGTACCGCAACCGTAATACAGGTGAGACTGTCTCTACTGCGATCATCGACGGCGTGCTGATGGACACCGAGACAGGCCAACCTTTCGAAGGAAACTTGGACGACTATGACACCCTTGACGTGAGTGAGGCAGGGTCGAAGGCTGAGCAAGCTGAGAGAGCCAAGATTCGCACGCAGGTAGTAAGGGATCTCAAGGCGGACGCTAAGGTCGCCAGCGACCAATTAGCTCAGGTACGCTTACTCAAGCAGGTTGGTAAGGCCACAGACCTTGGTATCGAAGGCAACATCGCACTTAAGATGCGTAAGTTTGGTGACTTCCTCGGGTTCGATGTGAACACCACGAAGATCGCCTCGGGAGAAGCTGTAGGTCAGCTATCCACGAAGATGGCGCTATCTCTAACTCAACTGACTAAAGGCTCTATCTCAGATCGTGAGATGGGCTTATTCCTAGACGCAGTACCTAGTCTGACAAGCTCACCAGAAGGGTTCGACTTGATGGCGGACGTCATCGCGGCGGACGCCGAGCGTAAGATCGCGATGTCGAAGTACGCAACGAAGCTGATCCGAGCGAACAACAACCGAGTTCCTGATGACCTTCAGGAGCAAGTAATTGATCACTTTAAAGACAAACCAATGATCCCATTGAAGAAGCTTGATAAGATTCTTGGCATCGATGTACCGAAGGGTATCCCAGCGGGTGCTCGTCAAATAGGTACAGCCGGTGGTAAGGCTGTGTGGGAAGATATGACTGGAAAACGATGGAGAGTCCAGTAATGGCCGTGGAAGTGTTTACAGGTGAATTAGACGAGGAGGTGATCCCATCTACGCAGGTAGCGCCATCAGCGGTGGTGCCTGCACCCCCTACCCAGAGACCTACAGAATTCGCGGGTGCGCTCGACGAAGCTGCGGTGTCCGCACCAGCAGCGGCGCCTCAAGCACCTCCAGCAGAGCCTTCAGTGCTCGATAAGATCAAATCATTTGTGTCAGGTGAGGGTCGTATGGACCCTAGTATTCCTGAAATGAACACCATGGGGATGCCGATCCAAAACGCTAGCCCAGAACAACAACTACAGATGCTACAACAAGAAGAGTTGAACCGTCAGCAGCAGTTCGGTATCGACCCACGGAGCATCGAAGCAGGCGGTGTGGATGAATTCGGCAACCCTCTGGTGACCGTTGATGGAGAACCCGCGTACATCAATAAGCCTGGAGCTTCGGTTCGGGATATTGAAGACGCTAAGCAGATGCTACCAGAAATGTTGGTCTCGTTAGCGATGCCGATCAAAGGCGCTCTCCTCAAGTCACTAGCGTCGGTAGGACTTACAGCGTCCGCGAATAAGCTTGCGGACACGTTGTCGATCGACGAGCAGACAGGCATCGAGCGCGAGATGCGAGAGCACGCTGAGATGGCCGCAACCGAAGGTGGTATGGCTGTCGCAGGGGAAGGGGCTGGTAGAGCGTTCGTGATGGCTGGTAGAGCTGTAACGGATGCCGTAGCGAACGTGTGGAAGCGAGCGACTGGTGGGTTGATGCCTAATCGGTGGGTCGCACCAGATGGGTCGTTGACACCAGAGGCAGTTGAGGGGTTCCGAAAAGCTGGCATCCCAGAAGACGAAATTCTACCCGAAGTCGTGGCTACACTAAAGAACGTACCAGCAGACGTACCAACTGGTGACGTAGCGGCGCGAGCTGCTGAGGCTGAGGCGCTAGGTGTGCCAGCTACAGTGGCCGACGTGACGCAAGATCCGACATCCGTAGCAGCGGCCCAACGCCTCGCTCTGGGGTCAGAGCAGCAAGGTGGCGACATAATGCGCCAGGCTGCTGTGGACTACACTCAGGCGGTCAAGTCCGCTGGTGAGAAGATCGCCCCCAAGCGAGGGACTGTCTCGGACTTCAATTTAGGTAAGAAGGTTCGAAACACGCTATTTTTGACGAAAGAGTCCGAGGGCGTAGCAGCTGGTGACTTGTACACCGCAGCCCGCGAGGCTGTAGGTGGTGACCACATCTTGACGCGTACGGAGCCTATAGAGAATGCTTTAGCGGATATCGCCGAAGATACTAAGCACTTAGTCGACGAGAAAGAAGTGGTTATGAGTATGAACAAAATACTCAACGACTTCGGAATTATCGGAGATCCTTCGGACGCTCGCTTTGAGTACAACGTTGGAAATTCTGAAAAACTTATCCAGAGGTTCAACGAACTTGCCAGCTCTGCCAGTGTGCGACGTAAAGGCACGGATGGGCTGGTCAACCAGATGAAACACGTCGTACTGGACCAACTATCAGAAGAAGTGGATCAAGGGATGGCTGTAGGTGGTGCGTCCGCTGCGAAGCTTGAGAAGTTCGGCAAGGCTAGAGCCAACTGGTCACAGTACATGAAGAACTGGCAGTCGGCTGACATCGTAGACGACTTACTTGCTAACAAAACATTTGGTACAAACTCCCTACCAAAAATCAGCGATAGCGACGTTCTTAGGAAGGTGCGTGGTGCTTCCGTAGAAGACGCCCAGAGGCTTATGCATGCGTTGAAGCGTGGTGGTCAGGAAGGCTCTGATACGGTTCAGGATTTAAGATCATCCATGATGGCTAGCCTCCTAGAAGACTCCATCGAAGACGGGATCGTACCAGTACTGAATTCCAGCCAGTTCGACAAGGCGATGAGTTCATACCCAGAAGGTACGTTAGAAACATACTTCACGCCGAAGCAAATGGGTGAGTTGAAGGTACTGCGCAGGATCGTCAATCGCAAGAAGATGAAGACCATTGGATCGATGGCAGCGGATGACCAAGTAGGACTTGAGATCGCCCAACGTGTTTTAGGAAGTGTGTGGTTATTCCGACACTCTCCTGCAGTAGCCACAGGCGTCGCGATTGGTAAGGTCGCTCAGAAGAGTGCTACACAGAGAGTTAAGCGTAAGGCTGTTGAGTACCAAGTAGGTGGTGTCGAGGCATTGCGGAACTACCGTGGCATACCTAAAGACATCCCAGCAACTGGCGCTACTCCTGAGTCGTTTACAGCACCGCGCACGTCGCAACGAAGTGCTCAGCGTACCGCAGCTATGATCGCAGATATCGAGAAGAATTTCCCAAAATTGGCAGCGCTATTGACAGGGAGAGGCGCTAGAACCGTTGTCAAAGCAGTAGTCCAACCACAAATAAAAGCCGAGGATAATTATGGCCGCTAATAGATTTATTTTACCTTTCGCTCAGTCGTTCGTCGCGACCACAGGCGCTGTCGGAGTTGGGTGGAAGCTGAACTTTTACTTAGCGTCTGCTCCATCGACACGAGAGGACACGTTCTCAGATACAGCGCTCACAATTGAGAATTCCAACCCTCTAATCGCTGACAGCAACGGTCGCTTTTCAGATATCTTCCTAAGCCCTGTTGCCTACAACGTGGTGCTGACTGACGAGAACGACGTCGTCCAAGCCACTGCGACGCCGTTCGAAGTATCACCCCACCGATCAGGGGATGTCACGTACACAGCAGCTGGTGTTGGCACCATCGCTCGTACACTCACCGCCAAATTAGATGACGCGATCTCAGTGAAGGACTTCGGGATGGTCGGTGATGGTGTGACTGATGACACCGCAGCGTTCGCTCTCGCCATGGCGTCGGTACGCAACCTCTACGTACCCAACGGCACGTACCTAATTACATCTCAGGTGACCAGGACTGTGGGTAACTTGACGATGATTGGTGAGAGCAAGATCGGGGCGCGGTTCGAGTACACCGCGACTGACGACACGTCGATGCTCCTAATTAAGGATTTAGGAAACATCGTATCCACAGTACTGATCCAGCGACTATCGTTCTCAGGCAAAGACGTGGCCACGGGGGGTGCTGTAGAGATTGAGGATGTATCAGACTTCTCGCTAGTTGATGTGTTCATGGAGGACTTCTCCGCGCAACCAGCGACCAATTTTGGTTTGAAGTGTCGTGGTCGAGAGTTTATCCGGCTGTACAAGTTCTCCACCAAGGATGTCACTAAGTCAGCACTGTTTTTAGACAACCCTAACGCGACTACGCTTGATAACGATGTGGTCCACATCTCAGATATCTACTTCAACGTCTCAGACGAGGTCAATGGTATCGGCCTAGACTTTCAAGGCTCAAGCAACACTTCGATTGTTTTGAGTGGGCAGAACTCCATGGCGGTGTGCTTCCATGGCATCCGTGTCGAGAATACGTCGTCTACGGACTCGTTGGATATGCGATTCTCGAACCTTCGTATCGAGCAGAGCAACGCAGCATTCGCTAGGGGTGTGTTAACACTCACCGGCCAGCCGTTGGACACTGAGACAGTCACCATCGGTGCCAAGATCTACACCTACCAGACTGTACTCACCAACGTCGATGGGAACGTATTTATCGGCGCTACGGCGTCGGACTCGTTAGACAACCTAGCGTCGGCCATGAATTTAACGGCTGGTGCTGGCACCACGTACGCAGCCGCAACTACGGCTCATCCCGATGCGATCACAGCGCAAGAACTTGACGGCGACGCGTTAGGAGTGGGTGGTGGTACTTCTGGCATCCAAGCTACTACTGAGACCCTTACCAATGGTTCGTGGGGTCAGACCACGCTCAAGACCGCTGACGATGTGGGGTACGGCATCTGCATCAACCAACCAGCTACATCGAAGATCCAGAACTTAACGATTGATAACGTACGTGTCTCGAACGACAATAACGGATTCTACCTACGCAACGTCCGTCGGTGTACAATCTCCAACTCCGCTATTTCTGGGGGGTATGGTCACTACTCGCTGAATGTTGACAACTCAAGCGACAAGTTGATATTCCAGGCGTTCTTGCGCCCTACCGAGAGTACCGAACTCAATAGCGGACTCTCGGATCTAATCTTCGGCTCCGTCAGTGACGGT